TGATGTCGGGCAATCAAGTTCTTGCCATCTCATTCCTCGTCTATCGTTCTGATATGCCCGGTACTTCGTCTGGAACTCGGCTGGGTAGTATTCAAGATACTGCGAATGGCCATCGAAGTAGGAAAAGTCAAACGTGACGTTCAGCACGTTACCCTCAATCGTGGAGATACCACAATAATCAGGCGGGAGCTGTTGAATGGTGATGTTGTCGTTGGTCACCCACATTGTCCCATAGAATGTGTCCTCGCGCAGACACACAGTCAGAATCTTCGGGAACTGTGTACGCACATTCATGGATGATAATGCGTTCAAGGTCTTTCGATAGTTTCTGCTGATAGACTTCGGGTTCACGGTCTTCGGGTCAATCTTATATGGGGACACAACATAAGCCAAATCTGAGAGACCGGTGAAATACTGGATGAGCCGTCTGAAGTGCGGGCTTGCGCCATAGATGTAGGTAACTGCATTCCGCAGTTGCTTTTGGTAGGTGTACGGATTCTTCAGATACTCCGTGATGTTGTCCTTGCTATATAAGGAGAACGTTGGAGTGCTCGTATTATTGTTCAGGTCTCTGGTAATCAGCCGGTTCAAAACTGCGAACCGCTGCGAAATTCCGACCATCCCTACTGAATCACCCGTAAGTTTACTTGCATTTCTTCGTGGGATATCCGCATTGGTCTTGACGCGACTATTCCTACTGCCCATTCGGTATCACCACCTTTCTCACTTGATTTTTGGGGGTTTGAACATGAAAATGTTGTCGCTGAAACTCGCCCCCCGATGCCGCCCCAGCTTGCTCTCAAGCTGTGTTGCGACGTAGTAGTTATAGCTCAAACTGGAGTAACGGTCTTTTCGTCTGCCTGTTTTCTCAAACATCCTGACTCGACCGCCGGATTCCTCATGCTGCAAGTTGACAAGTTCGTCAATCAGCAGCGTTGTATGCACATATGGCATTTGCAGCTTTACTTTCTCTGATGGAGTAAGAGAGCCATATCCCTTGAGGTCGGACAGCAGCGTTTCTCCATCATACTCTGTAACGAGCAGCCGTATCTTCCCACTCCTGAATCCCTCACGGAGTAGCACAGCGCACTCAGAGTTGAGCGCCGGTGTAGCTTTGATAGCCCAAATCACTTTGTCCGCACCCTTGACTGTGCATCGCTCGGCCATCTCTGGGTTGTTGTAGCAGGAAAGCGCCGGATATATCTCACCGCTGTCAGGGTCAACCATGTCACGGACAAGAGCGTCGTAAACACCAAGGCCAAGACCGGTACAGTCCAGCACAATGTAATCACAGGCAAACTCATCGTACAGTTTCCGTATCACAAGTGCCTGGTCTTCCGTATGCAGGCCCTCAAACGTATCGCAGTACACAATATTGCTCGTGTACCGTCCGGCCTTCGTTGGAAGCATCTGGTTGACGAAAATTGCAGTTGCGTCATTGTTGTGCTTCTTACTCGACATCAGAGCAATGTCCGCAGACAAAATACGCTTCTCACCAAGCTGCTTTGGAGGTATCTTGACCTTTTGACTGTTGCCAACCTTCATCGACAACTCGTCTGGGAGCATTGGGTATTTGATGTGGCGTACCTTTGAGATACTGTCAAAGTTGAAGAAGGCGCCAGCCTCTCCACCAAGCCACATGGCCTCCATCTCCATCTTAAACTTCAATTCATTAAAGTCCGCTTCAAGCATATCGCTCTCAACGTCCTCTCGGAACATACGCCCCTCTTGAATCGCAAGCTCATATGGGAACCCGCACACAAATGCGCCACGTCCACCGCTGAGCATGGTGCGGAAGTTAGACAGCATCTGGTTATAAGACCAATGGTCTTTGAAAAACGCTGAGGATAAGTAGAACTGCATATTGGGTTCTTTCGCCCGCTCCAACTGCACTTCCTCTTTTGTCAGCTCAGAGTAGGGCGGTTCACGCCGTTCAGTCAAAAACTTTTTCAGAACTGTGCTGATGGTGTCCTGCTTCACAAGCCGGAACTCATCCACAACAAGAAGGTTAGCACGGTTACCACGGGCGGTATCCGCCGCTGTAACGACCTTGATATAGCTGCCGTTTTTGAACATTATCTTTGCGTCCTGGCCGGAGAACTTCGTTTCCTTAAAGTCAATCTCGTTCTTCAAATTCGGAGAACGTGGAATCAGCTCAGTCTGAATCTTCTCCAGAATCTGCAACGCCTGTCCTCTTGTGCCGGAGGTTAGGACTACCTTGCTGCCAGGGTAGAGAATACATCGCACACATGAGAATATAGCCGTGATAAATGTCTTACCCATACCACGGGAGGCAATCCACAGGAAAATGACATTGGCGTTCATCAAGCACAGCACGGCATACTGATACCATTTAAGGTAGGTAATGCCCAGGTATTCTTTTACGAAGGCATCGATGTTTTCTCTGTAATAGCTACCCCAAACTGCCATGCCTTCCAGCACACGCTCACGTCTTGCCTGCTTCTCATTCATCGCCGCCGCCCTCGCTCTGGCCAGCGTCGCCGAAGATGTCAGTCAGGAAACTATCGTCATCCTCCTCTGCATATTCAGGGAACTCGACACGATATCTGTTTATGGCATCCTCATACATTTGGCAATAGCTATTTCTCAGGCCAACCATCTTGCAGGCATGGCCAAGGAACCATGTGGTCACATTTCTGATGATACCACTTTGGTCTTTCAAGTCGTCTGGCGTAGTTGGGAGCGGACGTGCATTTTCCCACTTCTGGATACCGACGCCAAGTGGCATATTCTCCAAATCGGTATCGGCCATCATGTCCTTCTGCTGGACAGGCTTCAGATTGGCACTACCAAGCAAATCGTTGAGCGCTTTCACATTTTTTTCAACGCTGCGGCCAGCCGCACGGTCATGGGCAATATCGACCTCCAAACCGCATATCTGCCGAATAAGTGTCTCTGTACCGATGTCAGGGACGAAATCCTTCGGATACTTGCCGAGCCAATAATGGCGTCGTTCCTCAAGCTCCTCATACATCTTTGTGCTGTACCCGGAACCCCAAAACAGCCGGATTTCGGCTGGAACCTCAACCTCCTCGATATCATCGGGCAGCGACTCAAACACTTCTTCGTCCTCAACAAATTGTGGACGTTTGGCAGCCTCTATCTCCTCACGGTCGATAGTGTCATCGAAGGTCTTATCAAGGTATCGTGTGAGGTTTGTCTTGCCTATGTAAGACTTAATACGGGATTGGACACCGGCGGTCTTGTCCACCATATCGTAGATAGCCTCATCCCAATACAGGTCAAACTTCATGCACATCCGACGCAGAGCATCTTTATCACCCAGTTTACTGCGGTAGTAGTCGTACATCTCCTCGACACATTCACTGCACCATGGGAGATACCCGGATTTACGATACATCGGACTGTGACTGACAGGAAAAAAACCTTTGCGCCTACTGTACGCTTTGCCGCACCGACAACAGTAATACTTCTGGCCACTGATTGCAGCCTGTGTGGTATCAGTTGTCTTTTCCAATTTTCGTCTCTTTGGGGCCTCTGCCATTACACCAGCCCCCTTTTCATGTTGTCTTCCCACACCTTCACCGCACGACGCATCCCATTACCTGGATAGAAACGCGGAATCCAGTGTGCAGGAACGTCAACACGTTCACCAGTCTGCGGGTTCGGACAGCTACGGGCTTTTCGCTCCAGGATGTCAAAACATCCGAAGTTGCGAATCGAAACTGTGTTCCCGTTTTCAAGGTTCTCCAGTATGGTGCAAACAAAATCATCAATAATGCACGTCGCAGCTTTCTTGGTATAGCCTTTACTGACAAGCTGCTGAATCAGGTCGCTCCTTTTAATGTCCATCCTTTTACACCGTCCTTTACTTACAGGTCTACAAGAGATTTTTGCGCATCCTTTTTGATTTCGCCGTTCTCATCGAAGTATTGCGAAATCTGTTCCTCTGCGCTCATGTCTTTGTAGACACGCACCATGTCAGCGGATTCCCAACCGACAATGTCCTGGATGACGTTGTCGGGCAGGCCGAGCTTCGCAAGGTTGGTTGTAAAGTAGTGTCTCAGGCTGTGCCAATAAAAGTCCTCGCCGGTCATCCGGCTGAATGTGTTTGCCCAACTGTTTAGGGTCGTGTCGCTCATCTGCTCGTTATCGTTCCCTATCGCCGGGAACAGCCACTCGCTCTCAATACCGAGCTCACCACGTTGCTTCATCCAAGCGTCAAAATACGGCTTGAACTTTTTCGCCAGTGTGTAGCAGTGAATGAACTTGCCGAGGCCAAACCCCTTTGTCTGAATCGGCTCACTTGTCTTATAGAGAGCGCCGCCACAAACAAGGTTTTCATCTTTGAAGTCGCATACACGGAATCGGCACAGCTCAGCCTTCCGTCTGCCGCTGCACATTGCCAACGCCAAAGCGCAAGCCTTCTTGTGCTGACCATTCTCGGACAGCTTGTCCAGCAGTTCGTCCAGTGCATCGTCGCTCCACACAGTCTTCTTCCTAACCTGCTGCATAGCAGGGTTCTCAACCTTGCGAACAACGGAGCGGAAATCTTTGAACTCATCTTCATCATCCAACATATTAGACACGAAGTTGCTCATGGACGAGATGGCAGATTTCAACCGGCGTACACGGGCCGGAGAGTTGCCGTTCTCATTGATGAGCCAACTCTGATAGGAGGCATAGTCCCGCTTCGTAATCTTTGGGAAGAATTTGTTATTGTTGTGGGTGAGGTTCCACACCCAGAAAATGTCGATATCATTATCATACCCGGCAATCGTCTTTGGGCTGCGCTGAACAGACTTCAAGTAATCCAGAAAGTCCTGCTTCAGTCTCATGTTATCCGGGTTGACCTGGCTCAAAAGCTCAGGGCTTGTGATATCATTTTGCTTTGTCTTTCTTGGCATCAAAGCCACCTCGCTTTCTTTGTGTATTCTTGTATTCCTTAATCGTAAATGCTATAATGCAGATACAATCAGTAAGGAGGCCACGTTAGTGAAACGTCTAATTGTCCTGCTAT